TACTTACAGCGGGGCTCTTATCACAGCCGTAGGCGTAAAGGCCGACCTGGGAAACTAGGGGAAGACCCGGACCAGTGGAGCCAGGGGGATGCGATGATCCTGCACTGGCTCCACACCGCTCCCTCCGAGGACCTCGACGAGTGGGCGGATCAGGTCCGGGAGGCCACATGGATGGAGAGACGGTATTTTCAGGCGCTGAGTCGGATTTTCGGGAGTAAATGATGGAGGCCTTCCAGGTTTTCGCCACGCTGAACCTCGTGGACTTGATGAGCGGCCCCCTGGGCAGGGTTCAGGCAGCCATGGCCGCGACCAAAGGGCATGCCGCCGGCCTGGGGGATTCCATGGGGCGCTTGGCCGTATCCATGGCACCCGTTGCCGCAGCCGCCGGAGCCCTTCTGGGGGCTTTCGGCGCATGTGCCAGGTCCGCCATGGATTTTGAAGAAAGCATGGCTGAGGTCCGCAAGGTCGTGGACTTCGATTCCGCAGCGGAATTCGACGCCATGGGGAAGAGCATCCAGGACATGTCCGCACGTATTCCCATGGCCGCCTCCGGCATCGCGGATATCATCGCCGCGGCAGGGCAGTCCGGCATCGCGAAAAACGATCTGCAGGAATTCGCTGAGCAGGCGGCCAAGATGGGCGTTGCCTTTGACCTTACCGGTGCCCAGGCAGGCAAGATGATGGCTGACTGGCGTGCCGGCATGAACCTCACACTCCCCCAGGTCTACAGTCTGGGCGATGCCGTCAACTACCTTTCCAACCATATGAACGCCACTGCTCCGGCTCTGGGAGAGGTCATACAGCGTATGGGCGCCACGGCTATGGCCTGCGGCCTTACCGAGACACAGGTGGCCGCTCTCGGCGCCGCTTTCCTGTCAGCAGGCGCCGCACCCGAGGTTGCGTCTACAGCTCTGAAGAACTTCGTGACGACGCTCACCCAGGGCAGCGCCATGACCAAGACCCAGATAACGACCTTAAAAAAACTCGGGTTCTCTGCCGGAGATCTTGCCAAAGGCATGCAGAAGGATGCGGAAGGCACAATGAAGGCCGTTCTGGGAGCCATTGCTGCCCTGCCCAGGGAAAATCAGATGTCCGTCCTCACGCAGCTCTTCGGCGAGGAATCCATCGGCGCCATTGCTCCCCTTCTCCAGAACGTGGACAACCTCAACCAGGCCTTTGACCTTGTCCGGGACAAGGCCAGGTATGCCGGATCCATGCAGTCCGAGTTTGACCAGAGAGCCAGAACCACCAAGAACGCACTCCAGCTTCTCGGGAACCGCGTCAGGAACCTTGCCATCGCCATAGGCAAGGCTTTTCTGCCTGCCATCACAGCGGGCGCAAATGCCCTTGGCGTCATTGCGGAAGCGCTGCGCGCCGTAGCCGAGTCTGCCATCGGGCAGTGGCTCATCTCGTTGGCTGGCGCCCTGTCTACGGCTGTCATCGCCGTCACCGCATTCAGCGCCGCGAGCTGGGGCCTCTCCCGTGTCATGCCTCTCATCACGGGCACACTGGCACCGCTCAGGGCCGCTCTCGTAGGCCTCGGCGTCCCCTTCTGGGCCCTCATCGCCGTCATCGGGACGCTCTATGCCGTCTACAAGTCGAATTTTGCCGGCATTGGAGACGCCATCGACCGCTGGGCCCAAAACGTCTCTCTCGTGATCCGCGGTGTCATCGCCGCTTTCCAGAGCCTGACCGGATCTACCGTGACCATCAAAGGTGAGCTTGCGAAGCAGCTGGATGCATCCGGCCTTACTCCCTTGGTCATCAACATCTCGAAGGCCATTTACCGGGTGAAGAGCCTCTTCAACGGTTTCTGGGAAGGTCTCGATTTTTCAAAGTTCACGGAGCTCATTACGCCGGCCATGCTCAGGCTCATGGACGCCATAACCTCTCTGGGGTCCGCTATAGGTAAGCTTTTCGGCGTTGACGTGTCCTCTGAAGCCGCGTCCTGGGAAAACTTCGGCGAAATTCTCGGATCCATTGTGAGCGTTGGCTTCGGTCTGCTCGGCGCCGCCATCAACGCCGTGGTACAGGGGCTCAGCATCCTCAAGAATCTGTTCGACTGGGTCATAGCTATCATCAATGGGGACTGGACTGGCGCCCTGAACGCGGCCAGGGGCGCATGCGATTCCCTGGTCAGCGCAGTTATGGGCATCGCCGACAGTCTGGGTATCGGCGATGCCATCAGAGCGGCCTTCGATGACGTGGTCAATTTCCTCAACAGCATCGATCTTTCAGAATGCGGCCGGAAAATTCTTGAGACGCTCAAGAATGGCATCCTGTCAGCTGCCGGGAGTATCAGGGACGCCGTTTCCGGCGTCTTCGATAAAATCGGAAGCCTGCTCCCGCACTCCGACGCCAAAGAGGGGCCGCTCTCTACACTGACCCTCTCGGGCCAGAAGATGATGACAACCCTCGCCGGAGGCGTTGCCCTCGGAGCCGGCACCCTGCAGGGGACGGTCAGCCGTTCCCTCGAGCCGATTGGACAGAACATCCGCACAGCTCTGACCGATGCCGGCGGCGCAGCCCTCCCGGCTCTGGATACGTCAAATGTTACCTCTTCCCTGAAGGCTATTCAGAGCATGACCTCCCGTTCCCTGCCCATTCAGACGCCTGAGGTTCCCATGCCTGACGGCACTACAGGAACGGAAGGGCAGCAGGAAAGAGCCAGACAGGCAGGCGACACGGCCGCACAGCCTCGCTACTGGACGCTGCACATCGCCAACATCACACTGCCGAACGTTAAGGACGCCAACAGTTTCTACGATGAACTCCGCCAGGCGGCCACGGAATACGGGGAGGGGCTGGCATGAGCATCAAACTGCTGACCTTTGAAGACGGCATTGTCCGCATTGGTGGAGATGCCCTTCCCGGGCTCCTCCAGAACCTGAAAGTGAGCGATTCTGTCCGCATGGACGAGCAGAGCGTCGACAAGACCTCGGGCAAGAAAAAGACGCCGCAGGGCTGGGAAGACACGTCCATCAGCATCACGCTCCTTCTGCCCACGGATGACCAGGGCTCCTGCTATGACAAGCTTCAGACCATCAACGGGTACTTCAGGCAGACAGACGGAAGCGCCAACCCCGCCATCTTCACCGTGGCCAACAGGCATATGCAGGCCCGGGGCGTGCGCCAGGTGGTCTTCTCCCGCCTTGAATCCTCCGAAACCTCAAGCTCTGATGAAATCCAGGCGCAGCTTGCCTTCACCGAACACAACCCGCCTGTCGTGAAGCTTGAACAGGCAGCAGCCTCGAAAATTACGCCCAAAAGCCTCGCCCAGGCCGCCAGGCAGGCCGCCTCGAAAGGGAACAACGCGGGCAAGGCCGCATCCTCTGCCAGGAAAGAGGCCGAGGAATACACGATCAAAGCGGATCTCAAGTGATGATTGAAGGTTTCAACGTGCGCTGCTTAATCGGGCCTCTGGACATAACCAGAAGCCCAAAAATAGAGATCATATCAAGACGCCGTGCAGTCGTTGGGATTGCGTCTGTTGTTATTCCCGATCCGGAAGGCACTGTGCGCGCATCCCTGGCCGTGGGACAGCCTGTGGATATCTGCTTCGGATACAGAGGGGAAGACTCGCTCTGGCAGGAGTGGGAAGGATCTATCTCTGGCATAGACCAGCCGCACGCTTCAGCTCCTGACGCTGACGCCGTGAGCGTGCGCTGCGTAGGCCAGGAACAGTCCTTAGCCACAACACGGGTAACAGAGAGTTTCCTCAACGAGCCGGCAGATGTCGTTGCCCGGCGCCTCCTGGCAAAGACAGGCCTCTCTGTCGGAAATATCTCCATTCCCTCTCCAGTCCTCCCTCATCAGGTATTCAGCAACTGCACCGTGGCCAGAGCCATCAAGCAGCTCGGAACAACGCTTGAACGTTCATACGGCTGCGACATGCACAGGCACGCGCTCTGGCTGGGAGCTTCCGGTCTCACGTGGAGCGACGGAGACGAACCCGGTGACGAGTACAGGGTGGCGACTGCCGAAAATCTCATAGCTCATACTCCTCCATTGGCCGTGGGTGGTATCGGCGTCGTCACCTCCGTAGTCCTTCCCGGGCTCACGCATAGCCGGCTGGTGCACGTATATGACAGCCGCAGGGGCATCGATGACGTCTACCGTGCCCTCAGCGTCATTCACACGCTGGAGGACGCGGGCAACACAACTCAGGTAACCTACGGCACGGACGAAGGATGGAGTTAAAATGGATGACCGGGAAAGCAGGCATGACCCCATAGGAACAATCAGGAAGGCGGTAGAGGTTGCGCAGCCGGACCTCCGCGCTTACTACCGTATGACACGTAAAGGAAAAATCGTGGCCGTGTACGCAAGCGACGGAGCCTATTACGCGGATGTCCAGCCTCTCCGGAATGACGGCCAGGAGGACAATGGAGAACCCGTCATCTCCCACGTTTCCCTGCCCGTTGTCTGGGGCGGAAACAACCGTGGGATCGTCTGTCCGCCTTCTGTAGGAACACCGTGTGACATCACCTATTATGATGGGGACCCGAACTTCCCAGCCATCACGAACATGCGCTGGGGCGGGGGCAATAACGCCCCCAGGGCCGGACTGAACGAATTTGTCATCCAACTTGAGAACGGCGTCGAACTCCGCATAGACCAAGACAAGCATATTATCATGCTGACCCCTGAGGACGTGAGGACGGAAGCCGGCAAGACCTGGACGATAAAGGCCGGCACCAAGGCCGTTATTGAGGCAGACGAGGAAATCACGCTCAGAGCCCCTCGCATCAACCTGCAGGGCGTACTCGTCAGCACGAACTGGGACGGAGGCAGGGGACAGGCCTCCTTCTCAGGAAACCTCGCCGTGGACGGAGACGCTTACGCTGCCACGCGGTCCGGCGGTTCCTGCCCTCACCACTAGGCCGCGAAATACCGTGCACAGTGTGCATGGTGTCCTCGAAGATGCAGAGTCTTCGTGTCAAGAATTCTGCGTATGAGCACGGATACGGATCTCTGGGGGCAGGACATAGCCCTTGACGCAGACATGCAGGCACAGGTCGCTGCCAACGGCACGCTGGTCCTCACGGACGGCGTGGACACCGGGGTGCAGGACATCCGTCTGCGTCTCTTCACCCGTCTTGGAAACCTCTTCTACGACACAGACTTCGGTTCCCTCCTCCATGACTGGATTCGGGAGGAGTCTACGGCCTCAGCCCGCGCCGCGTTCTGCGCCGAGGTTATCACCCGGGTGGAAGCTGACCCCCGTGTAGTCCCCGGTACGGTCACGTGTACTGTGACCTCCTGGGATGCCGTCTCCCTCACAGCCCTCTGCCGCTGGCGTTTCCTCGATAGCGACACGCCCCTCTCTCTCGTCCTTCAGGCCAACAAATCAACCCTTGAACTGGTGATTGCCGATGTCAAACCATGTGACACTGCCCCGTCTGTCCAGGTCTCTTGATGAAGTCCGCTCCCAGGTCTTCGGTTTTGTCGAGGGTGTGCAGGACACAATGGCCGCAAAGGGCTTCCTGCCAGCCCGGCTGAACCTGAACCGGGGTGTTGTACGCGGCCTCCTTGAAATTTTTTGCTGGGGCGAATGGCAGATATACGGCCTCCTCGGACGCCTTCTCCAGCAGGCCGCCCCGTACTACTCCACCGGGGACTGGCTGGATCTTCACGCTGACAGTGTAGGTCTTACCCGCAGGGCCGCAACGAAAGCCAAGGGCATCGTAACCTTCTACAGGGGCACGGCCTCGGATACCACTAACATCAGCATTCCCGCCGGCCGCATCGTGCGCACTCTGCCAGACGGCACCGGCGCCGTGTACAGATATGTTACCACGGAAGACGCTGTTCTCCCTGCCGGCTCCGAGTCTGTCGCCGTTCCCTGCGAAGCCGAGGACTACGGAGCAGCGGGCAATGCGTCCTCCGGCCAGATCTGCGAGCTGGTCACGCCAGTCGTGGGCATAGGAAGCGTCTCAAACCCTACAGGATGGCTCACGGGTGAAGGCTTCGACGAAGAAACAGACGCCCAGCTGCAGGAACGATACCGCCTGCAATGGCTCGCCAACAACGGTTGCACCAAATACGCGTACCAGGCATGGGCACTGTCCGTGCCTGGGGTGACCTCCGTGTCTATCCTGGATCAGCATCCGAGAGGCCAGGGCACGGTGGACATCGTTGTACGCGGATCCGACGTCCTTCCCACGGAAGCCCTCCTTGAAAAGGTGAAAGAGGCCATCTCTCCCCACGTTCCCATCAATGACGATTGGGAAGTGAAGGCCCCGAAGCCTGTACCCGCCGACATCAGTGGCGTCATCTCCTACACGACAGGAGACGCTGCAAACATCATCCAGCAGGCAAAATCCCGCCTCTACGCCCTTTTCGCCGAGACAAGTACCGTGAAAGACGTGACCTCGCTTGCCATCGGACAGGACCTGACCCGGGACCTCCTCACGCACACGGTTATGGCCGTTCCCGGGGTGAAGTCCGTGGAATGGGCAAGCCCTTCCGAGGATATCGTCAACGTTCCCGCTGATGGAGTGGCACGCCTCAACAGCATGTCCATCACGGCCGAGCTGGCCGCGGAGGCATAATGTCCTCCGAGTTCTGGAAATATTTCCAAAAAGTCCTTGCCTGGCCACTCATCCGCCGTCCTGGCCCTCTTCAGGCCATCGCAGAGGGAACGGCTCATGCCCTCGACAGCGTCATAGACGACGTCATCTACGCGAGAAAGCAGTTTTTCCCCTCTCTCGCCGAGGAAGACCTCGTGCTGGAGCATGGCTTTGGCCGTGGCCTCCAGCGGAAAAACGGAGAGACTCCGGAGAAGTTCCGGTCAAGAGTAATCAGAGCCTGGCACTGGCATATGCTCGGCGGCAAAACCCAGGGCCTGCCGCAGATACTGCGCTACTACGGTTTCGATGTCACCGCCATAGACAATGTCCGACAGTGGCAGCCCAGCCGCTGGTCTGATTTCCAGGTACGGCTTGCGCAGCCGGTAACGCAGGAAGAGCAGACAGCCCTTCTGAACAGCCTCGACCTGCTCATCTGGATCATCAACGAGTACAAGCCGGCCCGCTCGGTTCTCGCCCGCGTCTACACCACAACCTACAATTGGGAGCCCAGCATCTGGAGTGAGACGGCGTGGTCTTATGGTTTCTGGTCGACCTTCTCCGGCGTCCCCTACGATGTCCAGGGCATGGACGGCCTTGTCGTTTCCCTGGGAATGCAGAGAGGCCTGCAGTCATGCGATGCCTACGGTGCTGCTGCCAGGGTAGGCCTGGCCATAGAGAGCAGCACAGGCTTCCTGGCGCCGTATGTGGACCGTCCCATTTGGAGCCGCTCCTTCTGGAGCGACATCTACCCCCAGTCTCATGGATTCACTTTTTCCTCTCTCCTGCAGCTGCTCATGCTCCGTGAGCTTCCCCCGTTCCGCATTGTCGTGAAGGGGATCGCCAGAGACGAGGCCGTCTGGTCATGGCCGTCCGACGGAGGCGACACTGGTGGCGCCATTGCGCTGCATGCTTCGGGAACCTGGGGAGATATCAATTCAGTGTACGGACTTCGCCCGCGGGCTATGTCGTTTACGGGCACACGCTGGGGCGATACCTGGGGTGCTGACCCGGAGCGGGAGGAACTTGAACTTCTTGAACGGTACCAGGAGACGGAAGGGCTCACGGTAAACCCCGTGAAGCCGTCCTCTCCAGTGATATCCGGCCAGTCAATCATCCCAGTCATGCCCTCCGCACCTGTGTGGGTGCGTGAATGGACGGGCACCTGGGACAGTCGCCCGTGGCTCATCCCCGCGGCAGAAACAGCAATTAGGAGTGAACCAAAATGAGCCTCGCTACGTTAACCAATACCGGCCGGGCGGCCATCGCCAGTGCCATTGCCAGCAGACCCCTGCATCTCGCGTGGGGGACTGGCGATCCCGCATGGGACGCGGATGATGCCTCTCTGCCTTCCCTCGTGAACGCCACAGCCCTCACCGCAGAAGTCGGCCGCAGGCTGGCCACAGCCGTTGGCTACGTCGAACCCGACGACGAGGGTGACATTGTCATTCCTGTGGCAACCGGAAGCGGAAACGCCACAAACAAACGCTACAAGCAGGTGGCCGGTCCCACGCCCTACCTTTACATCCGGGTGAACTTCAATTTCGAGGACGCCAGCAGCGCCATCATCAGAGAGGTCGGCGTTTTCATGGACACGGTGACGGCGGATGGCCTGCCCGAAGGACAGCGCTACTTCTCTCCCGATGAAATATCCGATCCTGGCCTGCTCGTTGCAGCTGAAATCCTCACACCGGCCATAGCAAGATCGCCTTCCGTCAGGCAGACCGTCGAATTTGTCCTGCCTATCTAGCGGAGGAAAATACATGCAGACCCCTAATGGAAAAAATATCGACAACTACTGGAACCGCTACGATACCAGCAAGGAATATCGCGAGATCCTCTTCCGTGATGGGTACGGAACCCAGGCATCAGAGATCAACGAGCTCGAGAGCATAACCGCCGCACACGTTCGCGGCATAGGCGACGCCATCTTTTCCGATGGCGATATCATTAAGGATGCCCAAATATCTGTAGACGCCTCATCTGGTTCCGTGACGGCTGAGGCTGGCCAGGTCTACATTGCCGGTACGGTCTACTCCGTGCCGGCCTCAGCGTTCACCATCCCCATACAGGGGACGTTCTCCATAGGAATCCGTCTCAGGGAGACGATTGTGTCTGAAGCGGAAGACGCTGGGCTCCTTAATCCGGCCGTGGGCTCAAGGGGACAGGGAGAGCCTGGCGCCTGGCGCCGCAGGGTGCAGGCCGTATGGTCTTACGACGGAGACGGAGGCACAGGGTCCTTCTATCCCATCTACACCATCGATGACGGCGTCGTGCGAGCCAAGGAGACACCTCCTGACCTCGACAGCGTCACTCAGGGCATCGCCAGGTACGACAGGGACAGCACCGGAGGCGGCACCTACGTCTGCTCCGGCATGACGGTCAGGGCCGCTGATGATGTGGGCGGAGCGCAGATTTACACTGTGGCCGAAGGCCGCTGCCGTGTCTGCGGCTACGGAGTCGAGCTTCTAACTTCGCGCCGCCTCACCTACGCCGCAGAGCCGGACCTCCGCCTTATCGATACAGAAGCCATCGTGGCTGACGGATCTGCCACCCAGCGCATCACCGTAGCTCATCCTCCCATCCGCTCCATCACTGCCCTCCGTGTGACTCTCGAGAAGACAGAGACTGTCGTCCATGGCAGCTATACAGGCTGCGCCGATGCCCTTTCCGAGACTTCCGTGCGTTCCATCGTAAGCGTCGTGCAGGGCTCCACCACCTACGCCGAGGGCACGGACTTCAAGCGAACTGGCGACACCGTCGACTGGTCTCCTTCCGGGGCTGAACCGGCAACCGGCTCCACGTACACGGTTTCCTATACCTACATTGCTAAGAACGTGGTTCCTTCCGGCCAGGATTTTGACGGCTTCTCCGTGAGCGGCGCAGTTCAGGGCTCTGACATTCTCGTGAGCTATCAGCAGGCCCTTCCCAGAGTTGACCGCCTCTGTATCACCTCGGACGGCGCATTCTCCTGGATCCAGGGCGTTGCTTCCGAAACCCGGGCCAAGGCCCCCGCTGTGCCTTCGACCATGCTGGCGCTGGCAAGCGTCACCCAGACGTGGAGAACGAAAGACGAGCGCGTCGTCACCAATGACGGCGTGCGCGTCATACCTTTCTCTGATCTCGAAGCGCTCACGAGCCGGGTGGAATATGCCCTGCAGGAAATTGCCCGCCAGAGGCTTGAGTCCGATGTTGCGACCCGCGAGGCTGGCGCACGCGTGGGCATCTTCGTAGACCCGCTGTTAGATGACAGTATGCGGGATCAGGGACTGGAGCAGACTGCCGCAGTGGTTAATGGTTTCCTGACGCTGCCTATCAGGGCCAGCGTATCCGGCGTCTCTTCCGATGTGAAGCTCCCGGCTGCCCGCAGCTCCTCTTCTTCTGTCGTCCTGGAGCAGCCGCTGATGACTGGCGAGATGAAAATTAACCCCTATCTCGCGTTCGCCGTCATGCCAGGGAAAGCCACGCTGACGCCTGCCGTGGATCGCTGGACAGTTACGAATACGACCTGGACCAGCCCGGTCACGAAGGAGTTCTACCGGACCATCTACGCCCCCACGCATCCCCAGCATGGCTCCACCGTAACATCTTCCAGCTCGTCCACGGAGACGGCCGGCGTCTCTTCTTCTGCCATCGACTACCTGCGGCAGATCAGCATCGCGTTCACCTGTGAAGGCTTCGGGTCCGGGGAAAAGCTCAGCCGGGTGACCTTCGACGGCATCGCCATTACGCCCGCGGAATCCGACATCACGGCCGACGCGTCCGGGAAACTTTCCGGCCACTTCACTGTTCCCGCCAACGTTCCTGCCGGCGTGAAAGCCGTTGTTTTCACGGGTGCTGGCGGGAGCACCGCACAGGCTACCTTCGTCGGACAGGGCACACTTGAGACCACGACGCTGCGCACTGTGCAGTCCGTGGTAAACACCTATATTGACCCGCTGGCGCAGACCTTTGTCCTCGAAAAAGCCCGGCAGATCTCTGGTGTGGACCTCTTTTTCACTGCTAAGGGCGCCTCTGGCGTCCGTGTCCAGATCCGCGAGACCTCCGGTGGCTATCCGACCCGGTCAGTGCTGACAGAGGCCATTGTTCCGGCTTCTTCCATCACTGCCGGAGCCTCTGTCGCCACCAGAATTCTCTTTGATGCTCCCGTACCCCTTTCTGCATCCACTGAGTATGCCCTGGTCATCCTCTGCGACGATGCTGACACGGCCGTGGCTATCGCCGAGATGGGCGCATTCGACAGCGCCCACCAGCAGTGGGTGTCTGCCCAGCCATACACCGTCGGAGTATTGCTTTCCTCATCCAACGCTTCGACATGGACGGCACACCAGACCAAGGATATTGCTTTCCGTTTGCTGGCTGCTGACTTCGTGGAGGGAATCAACTCTGTCGCCCTGGGCTCGGCCACGATCGGATCTGGGGGAGTCAGCGACCTCATGCTCCTCGCCTGTTCCGAGACGCCCAGCGCCGCCACGCACGTGGAGTACGAATTGGGGCTCCCCTCTGGCGCGGTGATGACCGTAGCCGAGGGACAGGCCGTCCAGCTCTCCGCCCCTGTGGCGAGCGGCACGCTCTCCGTGACAGCAAAGCTCTCCGGTGACACGGCTGGGTCTCCTGTCCTCTGGCCGGGCACGCAGGTGCTCATGGGGATGGTGCAAACGGCAGGGACCTATTATACGCGCAGCATCCCTGCCAGTGGAGCTGCCAGGGCCGTTCTCATCTACGCTGGCTACATCCCCTCCGGGGCTGCCGTCACGCCCGAAATCCAGGTAGACAGCGGAGACTGGATGTCCATGACCTCAGCCGGCACCACGCAGGAAGGCAACGGCTACGTGGAGTTCAAGTTCACCACCGCTCTAAACGGCGCAGATCTGGTTAAGGTTCGACTCACGCTCACGGGCAGCAACACGTCCCGGCCACTCGTCTACGATATCCGCCTGTTGGCCGTCGCGTAAGGAGGCCGCATGACTGATAAAAAAACTGCTCACCTCGGTCTGCCTCTCCCTGACGCAGGTAATGCATTGGCCGAGGATTGCCCTCGTCTCGCCGAGGCTCTGATCTCTCTGGACGAACACGTCCAGAGCGCGGACGCACGGCTGGATGGCGTCGAAGCGTCCGTCAGGGACATGCATGATGCTAATTCCACCGCTGTCCATACTACTGGCGACGAGACTGTTTCCGGGGTGAAGACGTTCACGCAGACTATCGCGGGCACTGCTGCTGCGGCAAAGAAGCTGGCCACGGCCCGCACCATCACGCTTTCTGGGGCTGCCTCCGGCTCGGTATCTTTTGACGGATCAGCTGATGCAACACTGGAAGTTGCCTGCATGGTTAAAAACGAAGAATTTACCGCAACCAATGCTACCGGAAGAATAATAAAATACAATGACGGTTTGTATATTCTATATGCAAATATAGACTATGCAAAACAATATGACGGGATAACATATTTCTATTTTACATTTCCTGAAGCTTTTAGCGTTATCCCAAGTGTATATATTACAAATTGTAATAAAGAAATCTATTACGGACTTACAGCAAGAATTACAACGGCAACGAACATAAGAATTGATTTTTTCAATATCCAGAGAGCTATAGTATACGCAACTACGAACAGTGGTGACCCAAAAAGAGAATTCTACTCAACGGACGATTTTTCCCTCAATCTGCTGGCTATCGGGACCTGGAAATAGGAGATATGTATGACTTTTGAGTCTTCACAGATTTTTGTTGGCGCTTATCCCCCGGAAGCTGCCGAATGGTGCAATCAAAACGGAACCTGCCATATCGAAGAAATCGCCCCTGAGAACAGTCAGAGGCGTTTTCAGATTGTCGGGAATCCTCAGCCTACATCTGAGGAGCTGGCTGAGCAGGAGAGGCTTCGTAAACAGTCCGAGGCTGAGGCGGCCAGAGTGCCCGACCTTGAGGCCGCTGTGGCGGAGCTGGGTGTGACTTCTGCCTCGGACAAGGAAGAGACGGACGAAGCTGCCCTTGACCTCGCCGCCTACGCGGCTGAACTTGAGCAAAGAATAGCGAAACTGGAGGCGAAAAATGGCTAAGATCTACTACAGGATGATCAAGACCGGACGCATGACCATTGACGAGATTCCCACCCGCTGGAGAGCAGCCGTGCAGGCTCTTCTCAACGCAGACGAATAAATAAGGAAAGGCCCGCAGATCATTACGATCTGCGGGCTACCGGCATTGGACGGACAAGATTCTGCCCCGCAAGCGCACAGTGAAACGCGCACGCGTGGACAGCTTCACGGGCTACATGTAGCACTGCGACGGCTACGAAACATTGGCCCGCTTTTTGAAAAATGCTGGTGCTACGCGCTCTTTGACAAGCGAATAGGAGAAAAAATTCGCATGGAACGCGCTGTTTCTGGGCGGAACGGCGGAGGTTCGGCTACTGTGGAGGGCAGGTAGTGGCGGGGGCGCACAACGCCCCCACCGGCGCGGCGTACTACCGCCGCACCACGGCCCCACGGATGGATTACGGCCATCCGCAGAGAATCCGCCTGCTTTGTGTCTCATGGTGAGACCGACACAGGGTATGCGGAGAATCGCCGGGGCGCAACCCCTTTACAGCACAATGAAGAAGGAAATTTTTGACAATGTGACCCTGTTCAACGGCGAATCCCTGACCATCCTTTCCGAAATGCCCGCCGACAGCGTGGACGCCATTCTGACCGATCCTCCGTATTCCAGCGGCGGCATGAGCATGTCAGCCCGGCAGGCCGATCCGACCAGCAAATACCAGTCAAGCGGCTGCAAGAAGCACTACCCGCCCATGCTGGGCGACGCCAAGGATCAGCGCAGCTGGACCATGTGGTGTACGCTCTGGCTGGTGCAGTGCTGGCGCGTGGCGCGTTCCGGAGCGCCTCTGATGGTGTTCACGGACTGGCGGCAGCTGCCAGCCCTGACAGACGCCGTGCAGGGCGCGGGCTGGAAATGGCTGGGCATCGTGCCTTGGGACAAGCGGAGCGCCCGACCGCAAATCGGCAAGTTCCGCCAGCAGTGCGAGTACGTCCTCTACGCCTGCAAGGGCAGTCTGACCCTCGCAACGCGCGCCTGTCTGCCGGGCCTGTATTCCTACCCCGTCATCGCCAAGCAGAAGGTGCATCTGACAAGCAAGCCCGTTGCCCTCATTCATGACCTGCTGGCCATCACCGGTCCAGAAGGCGTTGTGCTTGACCCGTTCATGGGCGGCGGATCGGTGGGCGTGGCCTGCCGCGAATCCGGCAGGGGATATGTGGGCATAGAACTGTCTGAGGAATACTACGCCATCAGCCGTGACCGCGTCCTCCAGACCGAGAAAAAAGCATAGGTAAAAATCGGACGAGAAATGCCCATAAAGCAAGGAACGTGCCAAGGTCAGAAATTGACCTTGGCACGTTCTCAAATTGCGTGACGAAAATTCTCAACTATCGCGACAACTCACAGCCTGCTGGGGCATCTGATTCAGAACAGGGGTGGAAGGAGATCCGGGAAAAGGTGATTTTTTTATCTGAAAGCCTTCCATAATCTTGCTATTTTTGATAATAATTACTATTAATTTTA